GACTGAGACAGTTAATAAGTATCTCAAAGAAGTCTATGAGAATGTAGATAACTTTAAACTTACTAATTGCCAAGTTAATGAAAGTACCGGTCAGCTTTTCGTAGAAGGTGATATTAAGTTCAAGTCCGGTAAGACTAAACCTACTGCATTTGCATTTAATTCTTGTGGTCAAAGATTCCTAGAGGGTTATAACTTCGATCTTTGCGAAACCAAGGCTTTCAAGCTTTACGGCAAGATGGAAGATAAAAAGTTTATTACAGAAGGTTTAGGCTATCGTTATCATATTTACGACGACCTTGTAAAAGGAATTGCTAGACGATAAAAATATTATATATGGATTGGCTGGTCTTTCTTGGCCGACCAATCCATATTTGACATAAAGAGGAGCAAGTATGATCGAACAGAATAGTAATTACGGTCTACTTTTAAACAAAGATATAAAGCTACACAGAAAGTGGTTCAAAGAAATGACCAAGCTTCTGGGTATTAATTGTATATATAGAGCCCCTAGAAAATCAAAAGAATTTGATAGATACGGTGAATTGGACTCGAAATACTATGAGCCAATTACTGTGGGTGTGATATTTCAAGAGCACCCAGACCAAAAGACTTTAAAGAAAATGGGCTGGGTTGCCGAGCTACAAGAAAGCTCTTCCATCATTCATGTACCATATGACTTACCAAATCTTGAAGTCGGGGCTTTGTTTACTATTCCAAGTGGGCTTGATAACGTACCAGGTAGAACTTTCCGTGTAATTTCTATGCAAAATATTATGATCTACCCTGCATCGATCGCATGTGAAGTCGCACTTGAATATGAGGACACCGCACAGCGTAATGAAGTTGAAGACCTTACCAAGGACAACTTTACGGTGCTAATAGACAATGAGGAGGATGACTAATGAAATATATATTAACTGAAGGTGTCATCCTTACTGAAGCTTCAGACTTTAATAGAGAGTGGTCTGACCTAAATTTAAATTATAAAGCCGATAAAACAAGAGCTAAAAATAATGATGAACTGGCAAAACTAGATGCTAAGTATAAAAAGCAGATGGATGAGTTTTGGAATAAGTTTTTCCAAGAAATGTTCCCAGGAAAGGCCGACAAAGCTAAAACTTATCTGCCTGCGATAAAGCTTGAAACACAAGAATATGGTTTTGCTGCCTCTAATCCATTTATTCAATTTTTAAATACTTTGTTTGGACTCGGTATTACCCCTACATTAGGTGGCTATGGTGCTATTCATAATGCAGTTGCACGTGGGCTGTTGGCTACAAAAAATCTGGTTAATAATAAAGCCTCAAATGACTTTACTAGTGTAGTGTTTTCTCCGTCATTATATAAACAAACTCCTGGAGATATTTTAGCTTATCTTAAACTTTGCAGTGATATTAAGTATAATGCAGACAAATTAGTAGATGCACAAGCAGATGAAAACAGTCAAAAGTATAAAACACTTGGCGCTGCAATAGATGATATTATGTTTGAGAACGGAAATATAACCGGAAACTTGAAACCGTTAACGGCAATTAGACAATTAATAAAAGAAAAAGGTGCAGTTACCTCAGCAGAAGTAGATTCGTCTAAGCTCAATGCCGTCTTTAAAGATGGCTTGTCTAAGGAAAATAAACGTGATTTGGCATTACTCTTCGCTTTCCATTGGCCGAATAAAGAAAGTGCTATCTTAAAATTACTCGCCGATAACCAGATGCAAGTGCCGAATGATCTAGTAATTCACCGCAATGAGCTTACTAAATATACAAAAGCATTGGCAGATAATAAAGTTGCTATAACTGAAGATAATGTAATTGCAGCAGTTCAAGAAATTTTAAAAGTAAAAACTAAGGCAGCATAATATGTTTTTTACAGTAAAAACCCCACAAGGAAGAAGTATCTATAAATATATTAGCTATATAAAAATGATGGCCATAAGAATAGTAGCTTATTATCCAATTAAGTCAGAAGAGTATAGACTAAATACATTTTTAGAACAAAAATATAAAATGGGATTAAAAGCTTGCTGTTTGAAAATTTTAAGAAATTGTAAATATATGATTAGTAATAATTATACTATTGAAGTTTTTATTCGTGATCCTGAATTAGACAAGCTAGCACAGCTTATAACATATGGCACTGATGAAATTTTCGGCAGCCAAATATTGATACAGGCCTTTAAGGCTAAACCTCTTTGAAAGGAGCCATTATGGCAATTAGATACTATGATGATGCTATTGTCCAAAAGCTACAAGCATGGCTTCCGGAAGCATCAAATTTAAGAATATTAAAACCAGATGAATCAAAACGTTTATTTGAACTAACTGCAAATGATAACAATGACCGTCCGCTACAACTACCTTTTATTGCACTATCAAGAAACAGTGATATTGAATTGTTATTAAATATAAAAGCACCACGGTCTTATGATGGTCTTAGAATTATTGGAGATCATAATAATATCGCATTACTAAATGTGATTCCTATAAAACTGGAGTACAAATTAGATATTTATGCAAAGCGGTCTGATGAAGCTGACGAGTATCTAAGAAACTTTTTGTTCAAGCTAATCAATAACCCTGTTATAAAAATAGAAATCCCATATAACTCTGAGAGCATACAAACTTATGCTGATAAACTTGTGCCACCTGTACAGCCAGAAATAGAACATATTGCAAATATTCGTGTGCTTAGTACGGTGTCTGATACAAGTGGAATCAGTGAACGTATTTTTTCTGGTCAGTTTAATCGTTGGACTATTGGTCTTGAAATACAAGACGCCTTCTTGTTTAGTATTCCATATCGTCGTAACTGGAAGATTAACGGAATTGAGATTGGTGCAAGTCTTGATCTTCCGGAACAGCCAGAAGCAACTCCGGATTTACCAAAGACTGATGTACCTATTACTGAAACTGATTTTAGTTAATTAAAATAAATATTTGCTAAATTAATTGATAAATTGATTTAAGGGTCAAAATATAACAACTTTGACTAAGAAGGAGATCGTTACAGATGTCAAAATTATCAAAAATTATAATTCAGGAAATCGATAATACCAAGTCTCCAATTGGTGCCTATGGCAATTTTACAGTGCTTGTTCCAGGTTATTGGGACTCTACTAGTAGACAAGATCCATTTGGAGATATGTTTGCTATAGAATTTAACAGTCAGGCAGACTTTGTTGAAAAAATAGGTAAAATGCCGGCTGAGGCACAGGAAGCTGTTAAGTGTAAGCTTACTCCGTTAGCTTTTAATACTGATGAAACAAGAGTTTTACCAGCGGGTATTACTTATTATGCCGGTATAGCTCACGAAGAGACTGCTGGTGGTTATCTTGATACAGGCCTGATGACATTTACTAGCTTTGTAAGTGATGGTTACGGCTCTTTTACGGCGGCAAATAATATTTATATTTTTGCAAGAGCAGATGATCCAGACCCCGATCGTAGTTATGCCGAAGGAGCTTTTAGTAGTAATACTTTAGGTAGAAATGCAACTCCTGCCGGCAGTTATGGTAACCAGTTTGCATATGAACTGCTAGGTTTAGGTTATACCGTATTATATGCAGATCTTGCTAAATTAAAAACAGCATACACTACAGAAGGTAGTTTATTTAAAGAATTTGAGGATCGTTCTGCCTATGAGTTTAGATATATCTTAAATGGTTATATGGACGGTACATATAATGCAGATGCGGCCAACCTTGCAGAAGCTAGAGGAGATTGTATCGCATTATGTGACCTAAATGCCACTGCAACTGGATATAATGATCCAACACTTATTACTATGGCAGCCAAAGTTGCCAAAATTAAAGATTTGGCAGAAGCAACAACTGCAGCAGATAAATATACAGCCTTATTTGCAAATAGGCCTACTTATAATATGGAAGATGACCAGGTTTATAATAATAAAACTTTTGCAGGAGGTTTCCACTATCTTGCGTGTGCAGCTAAAGCCGCACAAAACTATGCCGAATGGTATGCAGTTGCTGGTTATACTCGTGGAGTAAGTCCATTTGCGATTGATAAACTAGACATCAATCTTGGTGACGCTGCCGTAGAACTTTTACAAGCACGTCACGGAAGTAGCACTACTTATTCTGGCATTAGTAATAAAGCAGTTAATATTATGGTTAAAATTCGCGGACAATACTTACTATGGGGTAATAGAACTGCAGAAACTCTCGATCCTAATTCTGACCCAGACCAGGATACCTTAAAAGCAAGTCACTTCTTAAATATCAGACAACTTTGTACTACTATTAAAAAGCAGCTCTATATCAACTGCCGTAGATTAACATTTAATCCAAATAGTGATTTGCTTTGGTCTGATTTTGTCAGTATGATTGCCCCAACATTAGATAAAATGAAAGCCGATCAAGGCCTAACAGACTATAAGATTACTCGTATTCAAAATAGCAGAAAAGCAATGCTTACTGCAAATCTTAGAATTGTTCCAATTGAGGCGGTAGAAGACTTTAACATTAAACTATATCTAGAAGATTCTATCTCTGGTATTGTTATGGATGAAGACGAGTCTGAGAATTAATTGTAAAGGAGATTTAAAAGATGCCTACTAATGATTCAAGTATATATGATTCAAGTTTAACCGCCGCGCACATTAGCAATAATTTAAAAAACTATGAAGCGGCAAGATCTGGTTTCTTTAGCTTCATTGTTTCAAAAAGACAAAGTGACGATGCTTTAGTTAAAGCCACTTTTTCAGGCGAAACTGGTAATGCAACTGCAGCAGATAAATATGCAGAAGAGGTTTGGAGAGATAATCTAAGATTAAATGTTGTAAAAACCAAAGTTCCACATTTTAGTCTTGGTGTTGAAAAATACCAAAGAGGTAATGAAATAGTTAAGTTTGCTGGTGTGCCAGAATGGCCAGAGGGTGAACTTGTCGTAGATGATGTTGTCGGGCTTGATACTAAAGGTATCCTTGAGGCATGGAAAAATGAAGCCTATAATGTCAATACTAGAAAAGGTGGCCGCATGGTCAACTACAAGAGAGACTGTCAGTTGATTGAGTATACACAAGATTATGTAAAAATTAGATCTTGGACTCTTTATGGTTGCTGGATTAGTGCTCTTGATGAAGGTGAGTTTGATAGAGAGAATGACAGTAAACGTCAAATTACTGCAACTATTCAGTATGATCGTGCGGTAATGGCAGTAGAACAAGAGACTGAAACTGTTGCTCATGGTGGTACAGCGTCGTAATTAAAACGTAATAAAAGGTTAGTTATTCTAACCTTTTATTTTTATACTAAATAGATTTATAAAAAATTTATTAAAAAAATATTTGCTAAATTATATGAATATTGCTGAAAGGAATTTGACAATATGGGAAGAAAAAAGCTAGATCGAAGCAATAAAGTTATGCAAGCTTTCGAGTCTACAAAACAACTCAAGGAACGGCTAGAGCTTTTAGCACAAGACAAAAATAAAACCGTTTCTGCTGTTATTAGAGAAATATTAGAAAAATATTTTGAAAACCGTGATTTAATTTGAAAGGAAAAATATTATGAAAGACAAACAAACTAACTATACGATCGCAGAAGGCTACGAACTACCTTCAAAAGGCCTTATTTATGACAAGCCTGTGGATGGTCAGGTGGAGTTACGTAGTATGACAGCGAGAGATGAAATGAAGCGTCTTAATCATAGCACAGCTCCATATAAGACTCTTGCTGACATTATTGAGGGCTGTATGCTAGAAAAACCCGCTGTTCATGTTTATGATATGGCACTAGCAGACTACGAATACTTACTTCACAAGTTGCGTGTAGTCACTTACGGTGAAAATTACAATACAGACCTATATTGCCCATACTGTCAAAAATATATTAGTGCTACTATTCATCTAGATCAATTGGCTAGTAAAGAATTTGATATGGATACATTCAAAGAACTTACTACGTTTACTCTTCCAAAAAGTGGTAAACTTGTTTCTATTAACTTTCAGACTCCCCACATGCTAGATGAAATCGCCACTAGATCAACAGAAGCGGCACGTAAAATGAAAGACGCCGATATCGACTTTGAGACCTACTATACGCTTCGTTTTGGCATTGACTCTGTGGACGGTATGCGCCTCGATTCTGTTGCAGTTGAAAACTTTATTAATAAGCTTACTGCTGCTGACATGCAAAAAATACTAAATCAAATTAGTAAAGTAAACGCGTGTATGGGATTAGTCACTGATGATATTCATGTTGCTTGTCCAGAATGTGCTGGCGATATTAAGACATTTTTTCAGTTCGGGCCCGAGTTTTTTAGACCCACAAACCTCTAAAGACGGTAAGCCTTATGGGCCCAAACATTATAGAGACTTAGTAAAACAATGCTGGTATATAAGTGATCAGCTACATACTAGCTATACTGATATACTAGATCTTAGTGTTACGGAACGCGTAATGCTATTAGGACTTATTAATGAAAAACTAAAAGATACCCAAGACGCGCTTGATAAGATTACTGCAGAAATGGAAGCTAAAAAATAAACTAAATTATTAAAGTACTAGAGATTGGAGGCCTGTTTATATGCAAGAATTTAATTTGTCTAACGACATGGTTAGAAATGAACAGGAACTAAATGTAGATAATGTCAGAGACATAGTTGATGTTTATCTTGAAGCTAGTAACAGACTTACTCAAGCTAAGATCGATCAAGAGCGGCAGGTTCGCGATGCTGCTATGCAAATGCAAACTGACATTTTGCAGCAATATAGTAAAGAGGGTAAGTATATTACCCAGCAAGATTTTGAATTTCGCAGAGCTCAAAATGAACGCGAGCATGAGAAAAAACTCGAAGATTTACAAGAAGAACTACAAGAAGAAATTAAGAAACTTTCAGAGTCTGGAAAAGAAAAAGACAAGCAAAGAGCCCGGCAGCTTCAAGCAGACTTAGAAGAAATACAAAAAGTTGGTGCTGCCGACGCGACTCTCGGAGACAAGCGTTTAAAAAAGAAATTAGCAGGCATCCAAAAAACTTATGAAACCCAAATTAAGGCCGATAAAAAATTAGCAAAAGAATCAGAAAAACTTACAGATAAGACACAAAAACGTGCAGAAAAACTACAAGCAAGAGCCCAGGCAAAGCAAAAGCGGGCGGCGGCAACCAGTGCCGGCGAAGAAAAAATTCAAGCCGGGAAGGCCATCTTTTCAAAAGGCAAGTCACTTACCGATAGGTTTGAGGCACTAAAAACAGCAAGTACAGATGGCAAAGGACGGTTCAACCCACTTCAACTTGCTGGTGTACTTACTAATGCTATTAGTGACTTTGCTGCACAACTTAATACTCAAGTAGAGTCAATAGCAAGAAAACAATCCTCAATCAATACACGACTACAGGGCTCTGATAAGACTTGGCAACAGATGAATAAAACCTTTAATAAGGTTGCCGGTGCATCTCCTTTAATTAAGCAGGAGGATCTTGTTACTAACCTCGAAAGCATGGTAGAGGCAGGTATTAATTATAATGTTGAACAGCGTGCTTTCTTGGCAACTATTAGTAAAAAGATTGCTACCACTTTTAATGCAGCAGATAGTACGATGCTAAAACTAATTCGGTTACAGCAAAAAGATTCTACTGCTGCACGTTTAGGTATGGAATCTGCTATGACGGCCTTCTTAAATAACATGTATGAAAATACTGAATATTTAAAAGATGTTGCAAGTAGCGTCCGTAGTCAATTGGCAGAAGCTGAATCATTAATGACCGATCAGGGCGCTGTAGAATTTGAATTCCAGATGCAAAAATGGTTGGGTTCGTTGTACTCAGTTGGTATGTCACAACAGGCAGTAAATAATATTGCAGGAGCAGTTGGCAAGCTTGCTGCCGGTGATATTTCCGGCATAACTGGCGGAGGCACTAGTAACCTATTAATGATGGCGGCCAACCAATCTGGTATATCAATTACTGATGCACTTACTAAGGGACTTGACGCTTCTCAAACAAATAAGTTAATGAAGTCAATGGTTGAGTACTTGGCCGGACTTTATAACAGTTCAAAAGATAGTAAAGTGCTACAGCAACAATTTGCTAATGTCTATGGTGTAAGCGCTTCTGACTTAAGGGCGGCATTAAACCTTGCAAACGACAATAATAAGACATTACAGGCTATTACTGGAAATAACTTGACTTATACTGGGGCCATGGGACAGCTAATGAATATGGCGGGCACTATGCATGAACGTACCAGTATGGGTGAGATGCTTGAAAATGCTTTTGGTAACTTAAAATATACAATGTCATCTGGTATCGCAAATAATCCAGCACTATACGCTACCTATAAAATTGCCGGTATGCTAGATGATGTTGTTGGTGGTATTCAACTTCCATTTATTAATACTTTCTTCGGTGGTGTTGACCTACATACTTCAGTAGCAGACATTATGCGAACAGCCGCTTTGAGTGGAAGTATACTATCAGGTATGGGCGGCATAATTAATAGTTTATCTGGTGGCCCAAGTGGTTGGGGAACCAACATGCTTAAAACTATGGGCGTTGGCTCTAACGTTACCTCCGTTAAACGAGGTAGTGGTGCCGGACTGGCAACAAGTGGCGTCACTGTATCGGAGTCTGGTTATGCCGGCAACGCTTCTGGTGATGACGTCCAAAATAAGAGCTTAGCTGATGCTAATGAGGAAAAACAAGAAGCACAAGCAGCTGAAGAAGATAATAGCGGAAATGAAATGATGGATCACGTTAGAAATATTGATGCTACAGTTCTTGAGCTTCGTAGTATTTTTAATGAAGTCACAAGTGGTACCAGAAAATTCCATGTCATAACGGCAACAGAAGGCCTAGCTTGGTCTGAACCTACGCCATAATAAATAATATAGGAGGTAATATATGTATAAATTTAATAATAATAATATATTTACTGGCTATATTAAACAAAAGCTTAAGTCTTTTAACCTGCCAATGTGTCGTGTACTTACAAATGATCAATATACTGATATAAGTGGTCTCACATATATTAAAGATGATATGATAGTGCACAACACAAAAGATAATGCAGTTATAGAACCATTTATATATAATAAAGCCGTTCCTAATTTTACTAAAAATCTACAAATCACCAATACAATATATGATACCTATACACACGAATATCTTGGTGATTACCTACGGTTTTTAAGAGACTACTCGCACCTAGATTTAATGTCTATGTATAACTGTTTTAGTAATAATATTTGTACAAATCT